CCACTCAGACTTCGGAGCTTCAGGATCAATAAGATAACCCGTCTCTCCATTGATTATAGTCTCATCGTAACAGCCGACATTACTAGCGACCAGAGGAATCTTGTAACGTGAGCACTCTGCAACCTTGATGTCCGACTTCGAATCGTTGAAGTTGTTCATCTGTAGGGGAGCTATTGCAACGTCCATATCCGCGTAGTAACGCCCGTAAGCGTCTGGGGGTAGTGCGTAGTGTATGTTGTAGTTTTTCTGCCCCTTGAAGCCTTTCAGAAGCTGTGACATATACTCAGGCCACACCTTCGCTTCCCAACCAGTCTTAGGTTTATTAGGGTCTGGTGGTGGGTGACCGTAAAAGTTCCACTGCACATTCTCTCTACCGACCTTCTGATTAACAAGGTGTGGAATAGCGTTGAAAACCCTTACGTCGCCTCTGTGGTGAATACCTGCTGCATATCCAATGCGAGTAAACTTCTTAACTGTCTTAGGATGGTTCCAACTAGGGAGGCTATAATCAATCACGTTTTTAATAACAGCTAAACACTTCCCAATGAAAGGTCGTATACGCTGTGCAAACTTTAATTGAGTTACAGTAACCAAGTCTGCGCTGTAGTAACAAAACTTTGTTACTTCGTCTAGTTTGTTATCTTTGTAGGTGTTGTATAGGTGATGCTCCTCATACAAATCTGTGAGGAGGTCGTCTGTGTCAAAGTGAACAAACTTACCTAACTGCTTTGCAAGACCTATGACTCTAGCAGTGTAAGGACCACCATACTTTAAGATATTGGCGACAAAAACGATGTCAGCCCAATTCATATCAGTGAGTTCTTCGACAGGTGGAGCGTAGTTCTTCTCTGGTTCAACCTGGAGAGGGTTGTCGTTGTATCTAATTTCTACCTTATCAGACAACTCCTCCTGCATCATCTTCATGGGGGATAACTGTCTGTAGTAACTACACCCTCCATGGTTCGCAAATACGACTAAGATCTTCAACTTACGCATGAAGACATTATAGTCGCATATATGTAAAAAAACTAACCCCGACCAATTTAGGTCGGGGTTAGAAACTTAAAGAACAACCCGAAGGCGCAGTAATGTTTTTTTACTCTTCTTCTTCCTCTTCCTCTACCCACTCATACTCTTGATCCAGTTCAAATGCTTCCTTCGAGGATTCCGAACTGTGGGCCACACCCAAGGCTCGACCAAGAGAAACAACGGCATCCTTCAGTTCCATCTTACCGTTGATAGGTGCAGCAGCGGCAACAGCAGCCCCATAGTGCTGTCGCTTTCTACGAGAGAAAAGCAGACCTAAACCTTCGAGAGCAGCCACACCTGGGAACAAGGTATTAGCGATTCCCAAACCAATACCGATTGCACCTTCACCCCAGCCTTCGCCTGGGTCTGTGATGTCAACAGTCTTTTCATTCAGGTCAACAACATCATCCTTATGGACGATAACAAGGGTCTCACCAGCTTTAGCTAAATCACTAGCTACATCTGGCGGCAACAGACCCAGATCAGCGGGAACAACATCGTCCCGACGATCTTCCTTAACATTGCTGAATACGGTAACCACCTTATCAGCAAACATGCTCTCTAACACAGAGCAAGACGCGCACGTCATGCCGAGCATCACAGCGAGGATGCCCGGAATCAAAAACTTCTTACTAATCATACTTCAAGTTCCTCCCCGTCATCCTTCCAAGGCGGGGTGCTCTCAGTCTTGACGGGATTAAGAGAGCCTTCCAGAGACATCACGATCTCCTTACCCTTCTCATAACTATCAATCCCACCAAGGGACTGAAGATTCAGTTCAGTATCCATGTATTCTGCGATCAAAGAACCGTTCTTTGCAGCAGGAGTCTTCTTGTACTTGCCAAGGGACTCGACGTAACTAGGCCATTGACCTTGCTTCGTCATACGGATGTTAAAGTCATTCCCTCGATCAAGGGAAATCATCGTGGTGTTGTCCGGGTCATCCTCATCTTGGAAATCTGGCTCAACCATGGTGTGCATCACCCTGTCAAAGAGTTGCTTACTCATGCTGATGACCTTCACGGGGTCTTCCCCCTTTTCTTCGAGGTCGCGGATGATCGCAAGACTGTAGTATCGCGGACGAGGCTTGATTCGACGAGCCATGTCCGAGAACTTGCTATCGTCCTCCCTACCCAGACCCTCTGCATTGTGACGCTTCCACAGGTCGTAGTAAAGCTCACACATGGGGCACTTCTCGTTCTCGATCTTTCGGCACTTGTAGTAACCCCACTTACCGTCTTCATCCTGGTATGCGTGAAGCTTAACTTCCGCAAAGAAGTCCAGGGGATCTTCCTTGCCAGGGAGGAAGCGAACAATGTTGTTGCCCTCCTCAGGCGACCAGAACCCGTTAGAAGAGCCGCCGCTCTTCTTCTCCTCCGAGTTCATGTTCTTGTGCATCTCGCGTAGTTCTGCCAGTGTCTTTGCCATATTATTATCCTTGGGCTATTTCTGCATTGAGTGCTAACAAGTTATTGGTAAAGCTTGGATTCCTGCCTACTGTTAGCGGAAAGCTGGACAAGCATATCTTTCTTCATATCCAGAGTGTTACAGATGCCTATAGCATACCCGTAAGACTCACGGAGACGACGAATTTCGGAAGAGAAGCTCTGAGACTCCTCAAGAGAGTTGACGTAATCCTCACCAGCGACAGCGGTGAGCTTGGACCCCTCAGCACGCTTCTCAGTGCGTGCGGTTGCCTTGAAGGCATCAAAGGTTTCCTCAGCATCATCGAGCATTCGCTTGATTCGGATCATGATGCCGTAATAATAGGCATACACGGTCGGAATTTCACACATTTGATCAGAAACTTGCGTAGGGTCGCTAGCAAGGCGACCGATGTGGAGGCAAACCTCATCGTAAGTTTCACGGGTGAGTCGAGGCTCACCACTACTGTTTTCTACTTCAATAAAGCTAGGCATAGATTGTTGCGAAGAGTTTGGGGTTAAGATGGTGCAGAGTCATTGTCTGCTTGGATAATGCTACCACAAGCTGCTCGTTGGTCAAGAACATTCTTTGCTGATCGAAGTTCTTTTCGTCGAAACCTGCACCTTCAAGCATACAGTGATAGAGTTCATGTATTATAGTCTCTCTTGCGTCAGAATCAGAAAGATTCATTTCTAACTTTATCTTATACTCATCCCACAAGCAGCAACCATCTACTTTTTGTTCGTCCTGGTATAGGTCCGAGTGCAGTTCAAAGGTAAACTTAGCCCAGCCAAGGTCTACTCCAGTTATTTCCTTGTCAATAAATTTATTGTAGATGTGTCTCTTTTCCTTTATAAAAGGAAAATCATTCTGCTTGTTGTTCTTCATTTAATGGTTCTCTCATCTGTAGAGTTGAGTAATCAACGGAAACATTAACTAGATAGTGCTGCCTGGAGTCGCGTGCCTTCATAACATACACACGCATGGCACCCTCATCGTATTCTTCTTGGTTTTGATTGAGAGAAATCACCCAATCCGCAGGGCGAATCTTGCCATAGGAATCACCTAATTCAGCGTCGGTGATGATCGGAACCCTTCTAGCCTGACGATTAGTTTGGGATGCAGTCCACACTAGCATGTTATGCTCTACAGCTAAACCTCGCAATTCCTCTGCGATGCGCTGTTGAGCCTGATACTCAGAGTCAATTATACGGTTTGGTCTGAGAAGTTCAAGATAATCTACAACCAAAATGTCTGGAACAAAGTTCTGGTGTAGTCTTAGCTGCACCAGGAGGGCTCTAAGTTGGTTGACGTTAGACGCGCCTGTCGGAAACTCCTTGATCATGAGGCGTCCTTCGGTCTTACTCTTAACCTCATTCAACCTCTGGCGTAGCTTGATCTGCCCTACGGGAGTCTTTAGCTTGTCGTTCCTGATCTCAGTAATTACCGAGTCAAACCTGCCAGCAATCTTATCCTGGCTCATCTCCAAGGAGACATACAAAACGTTCTGACCTTGAAGAAGGTTGGTTGCTGCTTGATTGACTAGATAAAGAGACTTGCCTACTCCTGGTGGAGCTACAACCATTGCAAGCTCCTTGAGAGACAACCCGCCTTCAAGGAATCGGTTATGTGTAGCGAAGACTGTGGGGATCTTGCTATCCTTGCCGTCTTCGTAGGAT